CCATAGAACTCTGCTACTGCCCAGATGCCGCCTGCCAGAGTTGTAGCAATCGACACAACAATAGCAATCCACACACCCTTGAGGTTTACACCTCCTATTTTTAATTCTGTATCTTCTAATGACATTAGTTTAAAGTTCCTTGTTCGTCATAAATTGTTTGCCCCATACCCATAACATCTTCTACAGTAACTGTTGCATTATTATACGAAAAAAAGTTGTAGAACGTGTGTGTAAAACCAGTGGTTGACCAAGCAAATTTTATAGCTTCGTTTGCAGAATCATATGTAGCAATAGCATCAGACATATTTATATTAAATTGCTGGGCATCATCGTCAACAGACCCAGTAATAGTTTCTATTCTTGATGCAGCAAGAAAAGCAGAAGCATCTTGAGCTAAGTCTTCTACATCTCCCAGTGCATCATTATACACATTGACATCCTGCTGCTCTAGCATAACATCATTTTCTTGCACAAAGTCTTGAAGCTGCTCTTGTTCAGCTACGCTGTTCTGGTCAGTTGTTTCTGCTTTGTCAGCAACCTCTACAGCTACTGCAATAACGGCAGTCGCATCAACAAATGTATCAATAGCCTCTTCTAGCTTTACCATAGTATCATCATATTGGTCTTCAAGCATCATTTGCGTACTGTAATAAATTCGCTGAGACACATCACTAACAGAATCATTATATGCCTGCACCTCTGCAGGTGTAATAAAGGCAGGCAGTACAGTACCATCAGGTGCAATCTTACCATCTACCGCATAGTATGCCAGACCACCAACAGCGTTACGCCCTTGCTGTATCTTGTTAGCAATAATCTTACTGGCCGCAACCAGCCTATCTATTTCAGTCTCTGCGTGTGCTTGTCCTAAAGCGCTCACTAATAGACAAGCCGCTATCAGTATTCTCTTCATCTGACTCCTCTCCCCCTATATTAAGAATAGTATCGTAATGTTCTTGACGTTTCTTATAGTCTGGTATAAATTTAGCTGGATTTCTTTTCATGGTCATGTAGGCGCTTCTTCCTACTATAAGCTTGCCATTGATAGTTAGTGGGCAAGGTGTGCCAGAGTCAAACATAGAAATCCATATGCTTTTTTTCTGACACATTAAAGCTACAGCGGCGATGTTCATGTTAAGGTCTTTTAGTATCTTTGCGTCCCGCCGCCTATTACATTCCTCGTCTTGCTTATAACCTCCCAGAGAAAGCCCAAATACGTTCACCTGTGCGCCTGCGCTGCGACCAACAAGGCAAGTGTCCTGTCCATTAGACATGTATGTAGGGGCAATAGCAGAAGGCGGTGGTGTCTCTCGTGAGGCAGCACCTGCACCGTTGTAGTTATTGGTTGTTGCTGGATTGTTGCTACTAACTGTGCTGTTAGTGTTTACCGTGCTGGTGTTTAGGTCGCCCGTTTGGTCATTTGTCTGTGCATGAGCAAGACCTGGCATGAAAGCCAAGACAAAAATAATTAGTGATGCTGCCCGTGCATTACTTTGAAATACCTTTAAACTTCTCATATGTTCTCATCCCACCCAGACCTAACATGCCTAGCAATACAGTCATTAAGCTTTCCATATCAAACTGTGGAAGTTCTGGTATGTCTGCTCCAATCCATGCCGCCACAAATAATGTGATAGGCACACCCACAAAATGCCAAGCCATAGCGACACCACATGTCCACCCAATAAAAGGTCGCCAGCCTGCAACAAATATACTTCTATGTCCAGCCTCTACCTTATTAATCTCTAGCTGTGCTAAATTAGCTTTGGTAGCCGCCTTAATCATTTCTGATTCTAGTTCTTGCTTTGCTTTTGCTGCAGCATTTTTGTCAGGTACAAGGCGGTCAATCACCTTACCTGCTGATGGCAACAATGCACTTACAATACTACTAATCATATTTTACAATCCCTTTGTGTAGTTCTTGCCATCATAGCGAAGCACAGAACCACGCTTTCTATTCGAATAGCTACAGTGAATCCACCCTGATGTAGGCTCACCGTCTTTATAAAACTCTAGTATTAACTGGTCAAAGTCCAGATTGTCTTTAATCCACTCTGCCACAACCTTATTGTCTACACCCAGCACCTCAAAGTCTGCTGCCTCACCCTTGGCGTGCTGACTGTTCTCGCTACTGCCAATGGCAACACACAACTCAGGTGAGCGATAGCCGCTGTTGATAGTAACAGGACGCTCAAAGTATTCACGCACTGGCTGCAGTATATTATCGCACAACATGTGTAGATTATACAAGTCCTCTGGGTGCGGCTCGTTAAAAATACCTAGACGCAACGCAGTCTGACTCTTAGTCAGTTCAGACAATGAAAAGTTTTTACTTATTTGCACTACTGTTGCTCCTGCCTTAGTGGTTGCCCTGTATATTCCTTTTCAATTGCTTTCAATCCTTTTACAATATCAAACTTAAATTTCCTATCTTTAACAAGACCAACAAGCTCATCAGTAGTAAACGAATCAGGAACAAACATGCCACGCCCTCTTTTGCCCTTAACAGAAGCATTTAAAATGTCTCTATTCATAGGATATTTTGCGTCAGAAGTAGAGGCACGATATAAGTCTTTCATGGTTATGTTTTGTTTCTTACCTTCTTTATTAACATACTCCATGTTTCTAAATACTTTAACTTTATCAGACAGCCTTGCCATACGTTCTTTTTTAAGCTCTTGCAATCTGCGATATTCATTATAAATAGATTGCTCTTCTTCAGGAGTAAGAATTTTATCAGGAATATTTTTAATAAATGTTTTCAAGGCAGGTTTTGTTGCACCAATTTCTTTGCCTTCTTCAAACAAACTATATCCCATTGCTTTTGTCAAGTCCACAGTATTTTGTCTAATACCTGTAGTAAAGAACTTCATTTGGTCTTCCTTACGAAGAGGGAAGCCTGCAACCGTTTGACCCTCTCCCGTACCCCGAAGCATCTCAGATTGGTTGGCACGCAAAACTTTTTGCCCTGCTTTAATAGAACCAGGAACAAGAATTTGACCAAGCTCTTTACCAATTTGCTCTATGTTTGAGCCTGTGTCAGTAAAAATAGGTCTACCTGTTTCTGGGTCTACATTACGTGCCACATTTAAAATAGCAGTAGTCAAAAACTTTTCTGAAATAAAGGGGCTGAAAACTTCACGAGCAGCGTCTTTAAATACATCATCAATTTCACGGTCTGTTACATCTTGACCAGCCATCACCCTGCCAATAATAGCACGTATCGGGCCTTTAATATATTGAGCAGCATCTAATGAACCAGAATCAGAAAACTTTGTCATAATGTGTCCTGTTTTAGGGTCAACATGCAAAGGTTCTTGCATAATTTTCAACGTATTTTTTTGATATTCTGGTGCAATCAAATTAATGCCACGAATGTCTGAAGGTGTTACGCCAAGCTCTTCGTTGTTTTGGTCAATCGCATATCCTATGCCTGCTGTTGTTGCTCCAAGAGCCGACAGCCTACGAAGACCTGTAGCTGCAAGAGCTTTATTGCCTTGAGCAATACCACGGCGAACATCATTTAGACCTATCTTAACAATATTATATTGTGTTCTAAGAACCTCTGCGGGGAATGTTGCATATGTACCAAAAGGCATACGAGACAAAGCACGCACAGCAGGAACAGCCGTTGTATATGAAGGCATGGTATTTCTAACTACCTCTGCTGCATAATCAAAAACTTCGTCATCTGTTGCATTTGGAAATGCTTTACGATAAGCTTCCATTTCTGCTTTATGTGCAATCATTTTACCAAAGTCATCAATACCACCATAAACTGCAGAAGCACCACGGAAGGGAGACTTAATAGCCTTTGTCATAGCTCCTTCTGCTCCCTCGCCAAATCTGTCAAGATTTCTTTTAACGGTTTCCGCAACCACACTTGAATCTAAAACACCACGCTCTTTTAGTTTAGCAAGGTAAGCTAAAGCTTCTGGGTCATTCTTAGCAGCTTTTTGGTATAGATTATAACTTGATTCTTCAGCAAGTCTAAAAACTTTAGGACGCAATAAATTACCATTCATTGCCAACTGTTGTAACATACCATATGTATTAACTGCATGAGCAGTGTGGTCAAACACTGTTTCCATAGCCTGTGTTACACCTGCAGGTTTAGCAAAAATATTTAGCCAGCCCTTGCCAACAGGATTGTCAAAACCAAAAGTATCAATACCACGCTCTAGCATTGTGTACATTTCGTCTGTTGTAAATATTTTGTTAAGACCAACAGGCGCACCAGTACCGCCAAGCTTACCAAGTTCTGCGGCAGCTAACTCCCCAACATTTTTTCCTATATCTCTGCCACCAATACGCTCACTTTGTTTCAAAAAAGTAGCTGTGTCGGAAAACAAGAAGGGAAACAAACCTGGAGTTTTAATTTCTTTGCCAATATTACGTTCAGCAAAAGCTTTAACATCTTTTAAATAGTTGGCTTTTGCAATCAGCTTGTTTTGATTTCTCATTGTTTCTGTAAAGTTACGAACAGGGTCTTTAACTTCACCCATCAACTCAAGAATGGGACGGTCAATATCTTTCCTACCCTTTAAAACTTTAACTGCCTTTTCACCAGTTCCACCAGTAAGAAGACTTGTTATTAAGTCAAACTGACCACCTTTACCCCTATCAACAATATTACTAATAATACTATCAATTTGATTGGGTGTTAATTCTGGATGCTGTTTAGTAAGATGTTGTCGTGCATTATATACAACTTCATACACATCTGCATTATGCCCCGATTTACCAGCAAGCTTTGCTTTAGCAGATAGTTTTTCTGGTTTCATATCCAGTGCTTTTTTAATATCTTTAGACCATCTAGGACTTGTAAATGTTTGAAAAGTTCTAGTTAAGTATGCACCACCATCATCGCCCAGTTTAACTTGTATGTCATCATCAACAGAAAGTTTTAGCGCATCTTTTACTGCTACTTCATTTTCATTAATAACATTACGCATTTTTACTACTTGCTCAAGAACCTCGTCTGGTAAGTTTTGCGCACCGCCCTCCATAACCAAGGCACGGTTAACAGCGACCCTATCTACTCCAGTCTTCTTTATAAGCTTCTCCAGCTTCTTAGCCTCTGCCTGAATAAGCATGTCTTGACCAGCCACAAAACCACGGCTTTTAAGGTATGAATCAAATAATTCTTTAGGCATTCCTGCTGTAGTAGTAAACATTCTACCAGCACCAGTATTAAACTTACCAATAGTTTGAACAATTTTACCACGCTGCCTATATTCATTAGGAGCAATCTCTACAACTTCTGCTTCAACAGGTGTCTTGTCTACTGTTTCTTCAATAGGTTCTGTAACTTTATCTTTTTTAACTGCTTTAACTTTATTCGCCACTTTACTGCCTGTAATACCTATGCCTTTAATGAGAGCAGAGGCAACACCTGCGCCTAATGCACTATCAGCAATTTGCTTTAATCTTTTTTCTGCTACACTATCATCTGGATTTATTGCCAAGGCTGCGGCAACTTCTTCACCTTCTGGTCCAAGCAAAGCAATTACTTCAGGCAAAAATACTTCATCCTCTTGTCGTGTAAGGACATCAGCAGCTACGCCAATAGTGCCTGCCTTTGCTGCAGTTCCCAATGCTGTTGTTGTTTTTAATCCTGCAGAGGCTAAATTCAAAGCTTTTGTGGCCGCACCAAATGGAATAAAGAATGCTCCCACTTCTTCAGCAGCAGACATCTGCGGGTCAAACGTTTCTTTTAGGGCATAGCTTATCGCTTTACCAGCCCGTGTTTTTTTAAGGCTGTCATCAAGACTATCACCAAGTTCTGAGAATACATTAGAAACTTTTTCACGAGTTTCTTTGCCTGCAGTAACCTCAATGGCTTGACCACCAAGAGTTGCGGCAGCACTGCCAAGGCGAGCAAGGCCACCTGTAACCATGTCACCAGCACTAAAACTAGTGTCGGGTTTTAATGCTCCTGCTTCTGCTTTTAAAAGAAAATCTTTTGTAACTTCTGAAAACTCAATAGGGTCAACACCCTTTGATTCTAGAAATTTAATTTTATCTTCGTCTTTTTCAATTTCTTGAATTTGACCAAGCAGGGTTTGAAACTCTTGTGCTTGTGGGGCTAATGCCATTTAGCTCTCCTGCTTAATAATTTACATTGATATATTTTAATGCGGGTAAAAGTTTTCCTGTTTTTGCATATTGCTCATAACCAGCTGCCGCAGCTTCGGATAGCTCGTCTGCTTGACTTTTTGTTAGTGCATCACCTGAAGCTTGTTTAAATTCATTTGAATCCATATCAAAAACAAAATCAAACTTTGTTGCTGCGTGTTTTAAAATTTGATTATATACAGTAGGCTTTTCTTCAAAAGGGTCTACTGCTAAATCAGCTGCCCGTTTTCTAGCAGTCTCTGCTTCGGTTAACCCTTCTGCTCTAATTTGTTCTAACACTGGAGTTGCTCCTGCAGCTGCTGCGCTAATTGGTCCTTGACCTAACGCTGGCATTTGTCCCATCATTGCCAAACCAATACGAAGTCTTTCTTGTTGTGACATTCCTGTAAACGGGTCATACTTACCTAACGATTCTGTTTCTTCATCAAACTTAATATTTTTTAAAGCTTGATAGCCATCTCTAACACCCTTTACAATTCTACTTAGAATACCACCTTCGTCATAATTACCAACAGAGCCACCTTCTTGGTACAAGCCTGCATTACGGCGCATACGCCCCAGGGCTGCACGTTGTTTTGCTATGCGCTCTTCCTCACCCATCATGCGACCCATAAATGTATTTCCAGATTTACCAATATCACTTTCTACTAAACCTTTCAATCCTTTTTTAAGTTTAGCTTCTTTTTCTGCTTTAGAATTATTTTTATCTGCTATCTTGTCAGCTTCTTTTTCAAAAGCTTCAATGTCTTTTATTTCATCTTCTTCTTCTTTGCTAAAGATTCCGCCTGTAGCCAAAGAAGATATGCCACCACCCTGATTAGCAAAGCCAGATAGTGCGGTAATACCGCCCAACACACCTTGCATGGTAGATTGAGGTTGATAAATTTGTGTACCACGCAGCGGCGTACCTGCTACAGCCGCAAGGTATCGTTCTGTTTCTCTTACAGGGTCAGTCTCTTGTAAAAAGGCTTGCTGTGCGCCAATCCTATCTTGCTCAAAAGCTCTTTCTCTTTCACCCACTGTTCTAGCAAGCTCCGCTCTTTCCAAAGATTCTTCAAAGCCTGTACGTCCTGTTTGTGCAATATCTCTTTCTAGACCCAATGCACGTTCAAAGCCAGTTATTTCTCTTTGACCTTCAGCTGCTGCACTTTCTGCTGCCATTCTAGAAATATCAGAACCAATTCTAGCTTGAGCTAAAGCAAGCTCTCCTGCTGCACCGCCACGAATAATATCTGCACGTTCAGCATCAAATTGTCCCTCACCAAAACCACCAGCCTGTAATCCAATATCTCTTAAAGCTGATTGAAATGCTTGCTGCGCTTCTAATTCTTGAGCTTGAGCTAAAGGAGCAAAAGCTTCTCTTCTATCTATAATGTCTTGAGCCGTAACCTCTCCAATGCCTTCAGCACGAGCAAGCCTTTCACTAAGTTGACTAGTAAGCGTATTTAGATAATCTGGGTCTGCACCAGAAAGAGCAAGCAAAGAAGTTTCCGCTTGAAGCTCTGGAATAGTTCTGGCAGCAATACGGTCTTCTGCAGCCATTGCTCTATTTTTAGCATAACCCAACTGACTTTTCAATCTTTTAAGTCCTGGCTCCATATATGGCTTCAAGAACGGGTCAATACCACCACCCGCAACCTTGGGTGCTTTAGGTTTATTTAATGCGCCAAGAACCGCACCAGCTGCAATAGTTCCAAGTATATTACAAGTATTTTGATTTAGCTTCTTATCCAAAAAAGCATCACCCGTGCTGTGGGTTATTCCCATTAAATCATCAAAGCGTTCCATGATTATGTCCTCATAAATTTTTCTAATGTCTGCACAGCACTAATTTGATTTGGCTGTTTCGTTGTTCCATATGCTTGTTTTCTTATTTCTTTTCTAAGATTATCTAGTTGTAAAGTTCCTTCATCTACATCACCATCGCCCAAAGCTTTTACTTGGTTAGCATCTACAATATATTCGTCTTGGCTAATCCGTGCCTCAGTAATATCTCCTCCATTTGAAACTTCATACGAAACATTATCAGACATGCCATCACCTATTTCATTTTGAACCATACCTGCCGTGCTACCATCAGTATTTTCTACCTTTGGCAAAGACTCATCAAGAAGCTTGCCACCCGCATCAGATGAGCCGTTGCCCAAAGCTGACACAGTGTAAGCATCAATAACATAATCATCACCATCTACCTTACCGCCATCTACTAAGCCGCCTTCATTGCGATAGACGGGTGCAGACATTTGTGGTGGCATTGGTGCAGGCCGCATCATTGCTTGTTTAGGCATAGCCTGCGCAGCAACAATCGGAATCATATCGGCAAGACGAAAGGCACGCTGAAAGCCAGCAGAGTCTTCTGTCATTCCCATTCCTTTAAGTTCTAAAAGGTTTGCAAGTCCCTCATACATTGTAATATTATACCCTATTTATATCAAATATACCAGTGCCTAGTGGAAATCTACCCACCCAGCAGCAGTAGTTGTGTACCCTCTAAACTTAGCTGCGCTGATTGCAAATGCAACATCACCTTGTTTAGGTCGCCCAATCTCTGTTACTGTAACCACTGTATAAATATTTGTAGATGGTCTAGTTGTTTGTCTTGTATCTTCACTATCTAATTCACGAGCAAGTTCATCTGCCCAACGTCTTACATCAGTATGTAAGTCATCAGCTGTTTCTGGTTTTCTCATTGGAAATCTAGGATAGTTAGCCATTATCTTTCTCCATCAGGTTGTACACCCAATCTAACACTACCCCACTTCCATTGACCTGCAGCATCTGCAGACACCCTAACAACAGCCTGTCTGCCTCTTGCACGCATGTTTACTTTTTTTGTATTGGCATCAATAGTAAACGGTCCTTTCTCTGTAAACTCTTCTGAAGGATACCTTTTTACACGCAACGAAAACTTAATTTGTTCTCCTGTACTAAATGTATAGTCAGGTATAATTTTATCTGCATACATAAGCTCCTTACCTTCATCTAAGTCAAATGACCCAGACTCCAAGAAAGAGGTTAAAGGCACACCATTACCTGTAAAAATATCATCTGGCTCATTATTATAAACAAGCATATCATCTGTTGCTGAAGTTCTGCCAATTGTAATTGTATTCTGATATACATTTCTATCAGCAAATACAGTTACAATTCCGTCTTCAAAAAGTTTACCATATACCCAAGTATCTTCAGCATAATTATATAATACATATGAATCTGGTTCTTCACTATTATTGCCTGGATATAACCAAACTATTTCTCTAAACTCGCTATTTAGCCCTGCATATACTTTATCTTTTTGAGTCATATTAAAACTATCAAATAAATGTCTACGAATTGTACAGGGCATTGTATTAACACGGCCATCATACATATAAAAATTATTTTCACCCATCCAATAAGAAACACCATCTACGTCAACAGCAGCATGTGGACCAATTAATCCACAGTTAGAGCCAACTTGAGTAAATCTAAATATAAACGGGTCACCAACAAACTCTTGAATATACATTGCCTTGTCTGTCCAAATATTAATTGTATTACGTGAGCGAACAGCACCAATAATTCTAGAGCCTTCTGTTAAAGTTACTCCCCCTGCTGTATTTGTTGCAGTTGCTATCCACTGTCTAAAGTTATTTTGGTCAGACCATTTAATTCTCATTGGGTCAATATTATCGTTTGTAGCTGTAGCTGCTGCTCCGTAACAAATAGTATGCCTATCATTTGGGCTTATCAAAAAAGAGTTTGCTGCAGGTGCAGTATCTACAATGCTAGTTCTTGTAAGTGTATAACTATTCTGAGATACATCAAGGAACGATATTTTACTACCACGGCGAAGAGCGAGAAGGTCTTCACCAAACGTATCAAAGCTCCACTGTGCAGCCAGAAAAGTAACTCCACCTTGGTCTGCTTCTTCATTCCAAGCACGCTCTCCTGTAATACTAACACCCGCATTGTACACACCTGCACCATATCCAAGACCCTGAATATTATTAGATGGTTCTCTTGGTAGTACAAGAGATATAGTTCCATTTGAACCACCTACACCTGCAGCTGTTGCGCTAGCCTTTCCATTAGCAGATACATAAAATTTATTTGCACCGCTAACAGACGTAATAACTTTTGTGCCATTAATGCTAGTATTAGAAAAATTATCTACACTTGAAAAGATAACAGTATCCAAAACACTAACGCCATGCGCCGAACCAAAATCAACCTTAACTGCAGTGCTGCCATCTGTAGTATTAAAACTATTATTTACACCAACAGCAGTAACAATAGGAGTTGCAGTTGTTCTTGCCTCATTCTGAACTACATAAAGTTTATTGTTTGTTCCATAGGCAATATATTTTCTTGTGTTATTGTCAGTCCATGTTATAATATCACGAGCAAAGCCATCAATTGAATTTGTAGAAAATTTTTCATATCCTCTTAAATTTTCAGGCTTGCCTTCTCTAAAGCGCACACGATTACCATCATACCATTTACCCTCTTCAGCATAAACAGTAGACTCCCTATTAAAACCAGGAATAAAATCAATTGATATTAAACGTGTGTCAGTTGATGCCATTATAATTCTACTTTCAATACCTGCCACATATTAGGGGAAACAAATTCAGTCATTTGTGGAAGTGTTTCTGATAAACCTACCCAGCTATATTTAGAAAAATGTTTTCTATCAGAAAATGTATTTGTATATCTATTACTAGCTACACGACCAATTGCACTTTCTGGATTAAGGGCAGAAACAAAACCAGCCTGATGATTGTCAGCAAGAAACTTTCTTTCTGCTCTTACTGCATCTTCAGAATACCACCAAGCTTTTGACCCGTTAGAATCTCTGCCTAACATAACCTGTGATAAGTACATATATTTATCACTATTAATAGAAATGTCTAATTTATAGCAATCATAAGAAACAACATAATCATCTATGCGATGAACTCTATTGTTCCATGTATCACCCTGATGACTATACCACATTCCTTCTTTTAATGTTTCTAAACCACCAACTCTTTCTACTTCATCTGAAGCATAAGGAGAAGCTTCAGAAAACAAACGGTCAAAAGTTTCTCTGTCTAATACTTCATTATCAGAAATTGTATAGCTCATTATATTCCTTTATGTAAACGAAACTGTTACAGATGTTCCTGTTATTCTATCATACAAAACACCAGTAGATACAGTTTTTGTCCATCTTGTATTAACACCTGCAGAAACTTCATATGTCATGGAACTTCTAGTCATAGAGTGTGAGCCAATTGTCATACTTGACCATGTGCTATTGTTTGCACTTACTGCTAACTCTAGTGTAACTTCTCCATTTGAACCCTGTTCTATTTTGCTTACAGTACTATTAAATCCAGGCCAAGCACTAGTACCAATAGGCATATATCTATTTGCTAAAGAGCCATGATTAAATAAGCCTGTTATGTTTCTATCATATCCTTTTCTAGTTATACTTCCCTTAAATTCAGACTCACCAATTCCCATTTGTTTGGGATTGTTTGGTGGGCTATTTTCTTCCCCTCTAAAATCACCAATACTAATTGCACCAGTAACGGGAATAGCTGTTACTTCTGGCCGCACAAATTTTGAGCTACCAGAATATGTAGATGTTCCCCTGTAATATTCGCTGAGAGAAATAGCACCATCACCGCCAAACTCAGTTTGAATTGCAGT